GACTAAAGTTAACAGTAGTTTCAATCTTAACTTTAAAATCACCAGGTTTGTATTTAAGCTGTACACCACCTGGCTGATTAACCATGACAGCACCACGCTTGCCATCTTCGGTAATAATTGGAAGTGTACGCTGAGTCTTGTAGTACAACGGCATCATATCGACCAACATTTGTGCAGCAGACTCAAAGGCCAAGTCATGGTTGTATAGATAAGGCACAACAACAGAGTTAGACATCTCTAATCCTGTATCCATTGCTTTACCGCTCAAGTCACGGCTTCTATCTTTGCTCATCACATCCTCAGTCATACCAAGAATGTTCTTAATCACGATCGGCATATTCATAAAAGTATTCATGATTTCAGCAGGGATTGGAGGACGTGGCGCATGTTGTGGCGCTGGAAGAGGTGCTTGTTTGTCACCTTTATAGAAATAGTTATAAATGATAGTACCTAATGCTTTGGGGTCACGATATCCATCAATATATTTCTCCGGTATTGCCTCTAACGCTGCTATTAACTGAGCAGGTCGCATATCTTGTAGTTCATGAGCCAAGCACTGGCCTGCAAAGTTGAGTAACATTTGCGCACCCATTGCCTGGTATAAGAAGGGCCTAGTAAACTGATAAGTATTACCGCCCAAATCATCCTTGCGCAACACAGAGTTCCCATCTACGAACTTAAGCGGTAAATCAGTATAGTCTGTCTCTTCTTCACTAATAATGGCATTCTCGATGATTTGATAACGTATAATAGTAACTTCTTCAGTATCACGCTCAAATACCACAATAGGTGGCAACTCTATCTCTCCCCTAGCTTCCCAATCTTTGAGGAATTCTTTATATTCACTCTTGAACATAAGCTGACCGTCAGCAAGCTCATAAAGCTTAGTTTTCTTCTTATGCTTCTCATAGAAATCAGCTACAAGTATTACTTCTTCTTGCCCTATCATATATGACCACTGAAAAGAGCCAAGAGACTTAACATAGCGAACAGTCTTGATATCGATATCTGGGAACTGACGCTCGAAGTCTGATTTACGCATAGGGAATATCTCGAAACAATATTCACCATCGCTCTTATCTGGTCGCATAGCGAGAGGGTCATAGCCTACGAGAATGGGATCGAACACGCGACTTAACTTTAATACTTGGTTTCTACTTCTATTACTTTCATATTCTGTATGTATCTTAAGACCTGAGAAACCACCGGATAATTGGTCACGATATGTATGATAATCTGTGCCCATCTTGTTAGATTCATGGCGTATATGACGAAGATTTCCTTCCAATACTTTAATAAGGGAGCCCAAGTCTATCTCTTCTTGGCCTGCTTGCTGAGGATTGTGGGATTGGAAATCATCAGAGGCTGAGATCATGATACCTGGCTCATTTTTCGCGAACTCCCCGCAAAATCGGCTAATAACAGCTTCTATGACGTTAAATTCCAAGCTAGGTCGATTAAGTTCCTCGTTAACAGACTCGCTATTCTCATCCATAGAGGTAACAAACACGAACTTCTGTGACTTGGTGAAGTTCTCGTAGTTCTTCTTAAAGCCTTGAGAGCTATTCTCCACAGCCTTCTTAAGTTTGTGTAATTTATCTGGAGTTTCTGGAATTATCATCTGTAAATCCTATGTCTAATTTCACTTCGTTTATTTAAATCCCTCTGGAACGCATCTAAAACTGTAGAGTGTTCGTCAGTATGCGGCATCACTGTTCCCTCTATCAAAGCACTACGCACAGCCATCTCTAAAGTATCAGCTATATCATCATGTGCATGACTCATGTTTCCCGTTATCTTGCCCATGTGCTTAATGCACATATCAGCGTGCTTAGCTCCTTGCGTGAATGTAACCTGATGTCTTGCAACGAATGGTTGAATCTCATAGTATCGCTTAGTTTTATTACCATGCGTTGAATTCCTATCTATCTCTATCACACGCACACCAGGAATATTCTTGAGCGTAGAACACATAGTCACACCCACTGATTTCTTTTCGATACACGTATAAGTAGGCTTTACTCTAAAGCGCATACAATTAGTATAGAAGTCAAAGAACTCTGTTTCTAGGTCGCGGGGCTCTAATCTCACCTCTCTACAATCAAGCCAATGCAATCCATAAAGCCCAGAGTCTATACCGCGGAATGATATCTTATAGATGCCAAAGAATGACATCGCTGTACTGTCGTTCCACGAGTCAGCCGTCTCGGCCGTGTCTATTGTCAAGAAAGACGCAATCATCTCTGGCTCTAAAGGCATGCTTATAAAGTCTGCTGTCTTGAATATGCCACCACCAGCAGGCTGAGGGAGCTGCATATGCTGTGCCCAAAAGTTATATGGATCGTGCTCCCTCTTCAGCAACAACATCTCCTTTGGAAAGGCCTCAGGATAAAGCACATTGTCATGCGCATCTAATGATGTAAGTATCACGTGCTTCCATTCGTAACCATCTCTTCTGTCTATAAAGAATGCTGGCAAGTCTGCCTCATGTAAGCGTTGGCCTATAAACAAAAATGGCACATTAATACCACGCGCACGCTGTTCAATAGTAGACTTGAAGTTAGTAATCACAGCCTCACGCATGGTGTCACTAAATGTCTCATCTGGGTTATGCATGTCATCCATCACGATAGCACCACTAAATCTATCTAAGTTAGGCAACCCGCCATCATTACCAACTACAGCACCCTTAGCACCAAATGCGGCACAAGTTCCTCCGGCTTCAGTCTTGAACTTGCCTTTAGCTTTACTGTCGCCACGTAGATGCACGCCAAACAACTCCTTATATAGTGGCATTTCCATTACCTCTTTAATAAACGATGTATGCTTCTCGGCTAGCTCGTATGAGATGCTTATATAAAGAAAATTACAGTCAGGATAGTTAGCGTAACACCAAGCAATCCATAAGCAGACAAGAGTGCTTTTGTGATGACCTGGTGGGACATTGATAAGTAGACGTTGTGTCTGGAGATTAAAGACTGCTTTGAGTTCTCTTGCGATGGTGATGACATGTGGTTCACGTCCCATGGGTTTAGAGATAATGAATTCACGACCTGTCTTAAGCTCATAGAAGACGCGAGCAAACATAAGAAAGCTACCGAGTAGCTTTGCTTTAGTATAGTTATTGTCTACCAGCTCTTTGAATTCATCCACGTAAAGCCTTTAGCTTTTAGACCTATGACTGTGATGAGCACTTGCTTTAGCAATCTCACCTTTAGGCAGCATAGCTTCGTGTGACATTTGACTGGTTTTCTTTTGACCACCAGTCAGGCCAACTTTGGCTAGTCCGGCAGGATGTTCAGACATACCCATTGCACCATTAGGATAGCACATACCATCTTTGTAATGACTCATATTAATATCCTTTCTTCATTTTACTTTTCATGCCGCCCATGCCACCACCTGAGGGAGCGGGAGCACCAGACATGCCCTTTTTTTCTTTCATCTCTTTTAGCTTCTTTGCCTTCTTCATTTTCTCTTGCATTGGATTGTCTCCATTGTGGGTGTATGATTATTTCTTTTTCTTCTTCTTGCCTTTACCGGCTTCAGAATAAGCAATAGCTATAGCCTGTTTTTGTGGTTTACCAGCTTTCATTTCTGTTTTGATATTCTCTGACATGACTTTATCAGATTTACCTTTCTTGAGCGGCATCTATATATCCTCTTGTCTAAATTTGTTAACTAAAGCTCTAACCTCTTCCATGCTCGTGTCTTTATCAACTTGGACAACAACATCAGCGGCTTTGCTGCGAGCACCAAACTCATGTTCCAAAGTGCCTTTCCATATTTCAGATCTAAACACTTTCTCGCCATTAGGCTTCATACATTCTAAATTCTGTTGTCCTTTACGACGCCACCAACTTTCGGCTAACACGCGAGCATACTCTAATGCTTCGCAAAACTCAGGGAAATTCTGTGCCCATCTAGCTACAGTAGGTTTACCCACCCCTAATGCCACACACATTTCTGCTAATGACGCTCCCTGCTCACCCAAGTATACGACAGTTTCACAATCTTGGATCCCTTGATACTGCGTATTCGTATTCCAGACCGTCCCATCTGCCTTCAAAGGCAATCCTTTTTTACCCGTGGGTGCACTATCATCTATACAAAATGTCACTAACTCCCCCTATCTCCTTTGATATATTAGCCAATAAACATCATGTTGTCACCTAAACATTGTTATTTCTCTTCCTAACTAATTAACTAACATTGGGTAATATACTTAGTATTGTATAGGTATCTTAAAAGGAGTCAATAGTTATTTTAAAATAAACTACAATAAATCATAATAAACCTCTTGACACTCATATGGACTCATTCTATACTTATAAACATTGGAGCAGTAAATATAAATAACACTTAGGAGATATAAGAATGATTAAATTTAACAAACGCAATGTGATTGACACGGAAACAGGCATCAAAGCTAGTGTTAAATATAGTTTCGGCAAAGACATTCATGGACAGAATAGGGTTTGGATATATGAAAATAACTGCGGTCAAAATTTACTTAAGATATTCGCTAAAGCTGTAAATAATTCCGACATGATGGCCGACTATATTGAGGCGAGCAAGGTATCATTCTTTGAAGATGATCAATACTATGCCGCTTCATTAATACGAGCATTGGCATAGATATTTTAGAAAGACTATCTGATTAATCTATAAATAATACTTAAATAGGATATGAAATGGACTTAGGGGGAATGGAATGTATCATTAAGACTATATTTTATACCATTATGGGAGCATGTATAGTTTTACTAATTTTCATAGCGATACATTTTTTAGACATATTATTTTAATAACCAACAACACTTAGGAGACGACATGACCATTAAAGAATCATCCGTATATGATGGCTACCATGCCTGGATAGAGAAACTTATCCGTGAAGAACTTGGCATTAAAAATATCAAGCAAAAAGAACGCTTAGGCAACAGAGAGGAACATAGTCCCTGGCTTGGAGTTGACCATAATATTCGAATAGCTAAGTATAAATAGAGGTAAACAATGAAATCAATCATCATGTACACGTTAATGCTGCTATCTATTTCCTTTATGTTTACCGGATTATTCCTGGGTGCTGCTGGCCCTAAATGGTTAATCTGGGCTGGCATGGGATGCGCAGGGATAATAGCAGTTATAGATTTTCTAAACTTTAAGGAGAGTAAACAATGATTACATGTCAAGAAGTTATGCAAGAACTATTCGATTCGTTTGAAGAGATATACGAAGAGCAATACAAGAATTATGTAGACGGTGAATGCTTTTCACAAATGTTTAATGAATTACATGGGGTTGATAAAGATTGATATGGAACAGATCAAACAAATAAAAGCATTTATCAAGCAGCATAAAGAAGATATAGACAATCTTTGGGTTCAAGATGACTTTTCAAAGGGCGTTATGTACGCACTTACGGAATTAGATAAATTAATTATTAAGATTTGTAAAAAGGAAAATAACAATGCTAGTAAAACAAATGAATAAAGAACTATTAGAATTCAAAATAGAATTATTGAAAGCCCAATGTGAGCGAGACATAGAAATGACAAAACATTACAATATATTTCCTTGGATATTTATCCCAATTATGTTGGTATGTTTCTCTATAATATGTTTATTTATTGTTAATATATTAATATGATCGGAATAAAGAATAATGAACCTACCACTAATTATATATTTTGCAGAATTCTCTGATAAAATGATCATGGCATTCATTGTTATATCCTTATTTTTATTCACCATCATAGTATTCACGTTTGCATTATTAAATGGCTTTAATCATGAAGATGAGAAAAAATCCTTAAACAAAAAAATATCTATTGCGAAAAAATCAATAATATTTTTAATTATTTCTGCTGTAATTTTTCCATCTTCTGCTACTGTATATTTAATGCTAGGCGCTTCTATTGCTGAAGATGCTTTTCAAGGTGTCCAGAAATCAGAAATTTATAATGATGCCATGGATATTCTTAAATTAAAACTTAAGGATATGAAAGAAGATTTAATTAAGGATTCAGAATGAACCTTCAATCCTCCCTAAAAGAGCTCGTAGAAGAACTCAGTGTCTTGCGTGATACGCATTACAGTATTCATCAAGAACTTGCTGAAGAAGGCAGCAATAGCGCATTAATGCATTATGGCCTACATTCTGCATATGCTAAAACGGTTACTAAACTCAATAAAATATTAAAGGATAAATAACATGACTGATAATAAAATAGAAGTAATTGAGACATTTGTTAACTTTGTAGACAGAACAGACGAAGAAAAAAATGTCATACTTGGTGATTTATATAGAGATATTCATAAGCTTATTGAAAATAGAATGGAAGAAGTATCAAAAGAACCTATTAATGTAGACTTATTTGCTAGCATTCTCGTTCATATGGCTTTAAATCTACAAATAGAAACATTTAACTATCTTAAGGAAAATGGCACTGCAATGCCCTATCTAGAGGGATTGGCGTATAAGTTCTATACAGAAAGTCATGATAGGATAAAGCATTTATTTGATGCTAAATTAATTGTTACACACTGAGGTTATCATGTTTACACCTAAAAAGTTATCAGAAAGAAGTCTTGGTATATATTTGAGTAATCTAGAGCATCAAGACTCAAAAGAACGTGAACTTAAGAAGAAGGCCAATGAATTGCGAGAACGTCTTCTTTATGAGCAGCGTAATATAACGCAGGAAGATATTAATAAAATACTAAGGGGTGATTGATGAAGATGATGAGAATACAAGACGTGTGTGATTACACTACTCTATGTCGTTCCAGTGTATTTAAAATGGTTGCTGCTAATGAATTTCCGCAGCCTTTAAAGTTGTCTTACAAGGTTGTGGCATGGCAAAGAGAGGATATTGATAGATGGTTGGCGTCTAAAAAGGAACAAACAAATGAAGGATAAATTTACTATAGAGATTTTGCGTGAAGACGGTCTAATAAATGTTAAATTATTTAAGAATAATGACGCATGCATTTTTAAAGAGATTTTAGAGCACGAAAATTCAGCACTTATTATTCTAGATCTAATTGCTCAAAGTTATGACATGGGTTATGGCGCATCTTATCAGGGTGCAAAAAATATGGTTATTGGTATAGTTAAACATGCATTGGGAGAAATACAATGATTGAACTTAAATTCAGCACCAGCGATGACATGTCTATTAAAGACTTACAAAACATCATTCATTGGCGTGATTACATGCATGCAATATGGGAAATTAAATCTGTTATGCGTGATATCTATAAT